AAGAGTGAAGAGTGAAGAGTGAAGAGTGAAGAGTGAAGAGTGAAGAGTGAAGAGTGAAGAGTGAAGAGTGAAGAGTGAAGAGTGAAGAATTAATAAAACTAATCGGATATGAAAACAAAAACAATCAACAAAATGGAAAAGATTCAAAGCATAATAGAAACGTGCAACGAATGCATACACTGTAAAATATTTGAGCAAAAGGGAAATAATGGCGGTCCATATGCTGCCATATGTATGAAATTTAATATTCTATTAAAAATTCATACATCATGGAGTCCATTAGAATACACTTTACAAATACCAAATGCCTGCGAGTTAATTGACTTTAAAATTTCTTCGATATGAAAACAAAAACAATCACCTACAATTATGATCCCGACAGCCGCTCGCTAACAATATTGGTGGACGGAAATATCAAAGGCGGCTTTATAGGCTTTGAAGGAGAGAAGCGGTTTTTGCAGCTGCTCGATACTAACGAACAAATAAACATTATAGACATGAGTACAAAAATAAAAAGCGATAAGGTACGCCGCTTGCGCGCCTTATGGATAAAACAAGGCATTGATCAATATCGCGAGAGCATACTATCGGCGTATGGCGTACTGAGTACCGCCGATTTAAGCACAGACCAGTTGAATGAGCTTCTGCTGCGTTTTAGTCCTATGTCGAATAGACCAATTAGCGAGCAAGTGCGCAAGTTGCGTAGCCGGGTTTTGGTGCTGCTTACTAAATTGGGAGTGTATGCTACCAATAACGATTGGGCGCGCGTGAATAACTATCTGATGAACCCACGCATAATAGGTAAACCCTTGTATCTGCTCACCGAACCGGAACTAATAGGTTTGATTAAAAAGCTTTACAGCATCGAAGTCAAAGACCGGGAAATAAACGATCAATGGAGCGGTTTAACCTCCAATAACTAATGAGAAAGCAAAACACACATACAATCCGTTTAGCTGCCGGGCAATACCTGAGCGAGTATATAGATATTTGTCGCAACTGCAACGGAAGCGGCATTGTAAATTATCGATCGAACCAAGGTGATGGCACAATAGATACGGTTAGAGAGTGCCTTGTATGCAAAGGCAGCGGCAAGGTATTGATTAAAAAAGAAATATTCGTAAGTATTAATCCAATAAAATAATTAAAATCATGATTCAAAAACGAAAAGACCCACACTGGGTAGATGAAGCAGGGACTAAGATCCCTTTTAACCGCTTGACCAAATTAGAGATAATGAAGGAAGCGGAAATGGCGAAGATATTAAAAGAAGCCAATCACATAAACGCTATATTAATAGCATACAAGCGGCATGTAGCAGCTGCTTGCGAAAAGATAGTAACGGAGTTTATGCAAGAGAAAGCTGTTGATCGTATAGGAAAAGGGAATGTATCGCTGTTCAATTTCGATCGCAGCATCCGACTGGAGCTAAATGTGAACGACCGTATTACTTTCGATGATCTTACGATGAACGCTTGTAAACAGAAATTTGATGAGTTTTTGAGCAATAACATCGATGAAAAACAAGCTTTTGTAAAAGATATGATTCAGGACGCTTTCAGCACAAGCCGTGGTAAGCTTGATGCTAAGAAGGTGATGAGCCTGTTGAAATATGAGACCAGGATAAATGATATTACTTTCCAGAGAGCTCTTTTGCTTTTAAAGGAGAGCATCCGTCGCCCGGATTCGAAAAATTATTATAGGGTATCGGTAAAGAATAAGGAGGGTAAATACGAGAACATTGATCTTAATTTTTCGAGCCTTTAATATAAACCAAAAAGCGATGAAAATACAAATTATAGGAAAAGTAAGCGGACTAAACCGCCACGATGTGTGGTTGAAGTTTTTGGAGTCTGAGCAGTTGTTAACAGCACAAGGGTATGATGTGATTAATCCGATGCGTATTGTGCCTGAGAATACGGAATGGACTAAGGCTATCATTATATGCTTGCGCTCCTTGATAGATGCTGAGGCAATAGCCATTCAGCCGGATTGGTATATGAGCAAAGGCGCACGCCTCGAATATTTGGTGGCTGCGGCATTAGAACTAAAGGAGATAAAACTATGAAAACCTATTTGATGACCTCGCCTTCGTTTGAAGGCGAGGTAGAGTTTGTTTACAATGATTTGGATCTACTACAGGGGTTTGACAGCAGTAGAGCTCTGTTGAGTGAAAAGCAGCAAGTGTGGATATTAAAAAATTTTCCGCGCGAATTGCTGGAGGCTGAAAAATTGCTCAAAGATAACCCGGCAATCAAATTTTACGAGCTAAAAACGGATATTACATTTGAGATGTTTTGGAGTAGGTATAACGAAAAAGTGCGGTCGAGCAAAAAGAAATCGCTAGCCAAGTGGAGCCGTATTTCGAAGATAGAGCAAATAAAGTGTTATCAATTTATTTCTATTTACGAAAAAAGCATTCAGAGCGGAGTATATAAAAAATATGCAGAAACCTATTTGCAAAGCGAATTATGGAACAACTGAAAATAAAAGAATTGGTGAATATTCTTAATATTGATAAGAGAAACCCTTTGGGCTTTAAAGAGGCCTTTTATTTGCTGCTTGATTTGTATAATATAAGCCATGCAGAGGAAGCAAGTAACCGGCGCAGAACTCGTATTCCGGATGAAACGTTACGTGGATCATTAGAAGAAGCAGTCTATTGGCAAATAATAAGCGTTGTTCTGCGCGAAACGGGCTTAACAGTTGAAATGGTGTTTTCAAAAAGCCGGAAGAGAGAAATTGTAATGGCGCGGCAGATGATTATTTACTTTCTGACGATAAATCCTAACAATGTTTTTAGTGCCATTGGAGGCGTATTTCATAAAAATCACGCAACGGTGATGCATAGCCGAAATACCATCGAAAACCTAATTGATATCTATCCGGATTTAAAGCTAAAAATTTTAAAATTAGCCAGACTAATCGTGGCAGAAAAACAGGTATAATTGCTAAATATTTTTGAGATTCGAAAAAAAACACCTGCACAGGTGTTTTTTTTTGTGTTAAAAACTCGGTGTAGATTAATTTGTTTTGTTTGTTATTTTTGTACTATGGCCTACAACCGAAAAAACAAGTTACTCCAGATGCAACGTGTTTGTGAAGTTTATCAGAAGCAGCGGCTTCCGGGAGTATCTACCGCCTACATTTATCGAACCTACATTTCCCCCCAGTTTCATATATCCATAGCAACGCTTTACATCTATCTTGGAACGCCCGTAGCCAAAGAGCTCAAAAATATCGCTGCAAGGGATCAGGGGGTCAAGGGATCAGGGGATCAGGGGATCAAGGGATCAGGGGATCAGGGGATCAAGCAATTAAGCATTTTCAATACACCGATATAATCATGTCGTCGGCAGTTCCGAATTGTTGATTGATAGCGCTTGCATCGGTACAAAGCGAACTATATACCAATTCAAATTCGCGGATGCCGTCGTCGCGTTTCACGCGGGAGGTAGAGATTCGAGTAAGGGTTCCAAATTCCGGATTTGCTAAAGGTCTCCATCCATGCAGTGCTTTATGGATGTTTTCAATAACAATCCAAATGGCGGCTGCCTTCGTTTTTTGAGTGGTTGGTGCTTTGTAGTTGGTATTGGACAGCTTTAGATCGGCAACACGAATACTAATATTTAAAACACCGTCTTGTGCTTTTTGCGATTGGTTTTTCCAGCTGGTCTGTTGCAGCTCCAGCAGCGCACATGGGAATTTTACAGGGACGTTTTCCTGATAATAGCTGAGTTGCCCGTAGTCTTCGTCTAAGTATTTCAGGTTAGGCTCTTTTTCAGCGAGCCGTTCCATAATGGCTGTTAAAATGTCGTTTATCATGGCTTAATAATTTTATTCATGGTTTCTTCTATTGTAGCGAGTACTACTTTTTCGAGTTCGGGCGAATGGCCTATAAAGCGGCGTTGCTGTATTTTGGTATTTCGGCTACGACCGGCTGTGGCGGTTCCATCGTTGTGTGCGCGTGCATATTTTAGATCGCTGTATATAATTGCAGCACCCGTTTCGGTTTTAATCTTTAAACTGCGGCCTAAGTCGCCTGTGCTGCCGGTAAGTATCTTGCGGCTTCCGGCGGCTCCTTTTCCTATTTTTACTATTTTTGATTTTCGAAGCCCTTTCTTTGTTTTGTAAGAAACTGTTTTTGTTTTTCGCCTATTCACCTCCTCCCATTTATCGTCAAAGAATGCTTCTTTCTGAAAGTTTTGCCTGAAAAGACTTGCGGCTTTGTTGCCAATAATACGAGGCAGGTCGCGGTTTATTGCCGTTTTCACATTTAATTTAAGTTGTGCGAGGTGGTTTTTAAATTGTTCAGGGGTCATTGGTAAAAAAATAAGGTGTTTGTTGAAAATGAGTAAAATCTATATATCTTTGTAGTGCTGTTAAAAGCCGAAGGTGGCGCGACAACTTCAAGCTTAACCGGGTAGGTGGGTGTAATGCCCACTTTTTTTATTTTAGCCCGGACAATTCTTTTTTAATTTTAATTACTGTATCCGATTTGTTTTTCGGGTTAAATTCAGTAAACAATTCCTTGCTAATTGATACGGATTTATCGTTATAAACTACGAAGCAGTTATGAATTGTACCGGCAAGAAAGTCGTTATACCTATTGGCTATATGATTTGCAATTTTATCGATATTTAAGGACCTGCGCTGCATTTTATATAGGTCAATTACCACTGCTTCACATTTCTGCGATATAGCACACGAAAAACTTGCTGCTACATTCCAGCTCACAATTCTTTTAGCATCAGCCAACAGCTCATTAATTTCGAATTCGGGGTTTTTAACTCCCGGTACAGTGAAATGAGGGCGTATTTTCACGTTTTCAATTTTGGCCAAAATCCTGCCTGTCCTGATATTGTCATTCAGCTCCGAGAAATCAGGCATTACACTTATCTGTAGTTTACTTTTGGTATCGGGGAAGTAGCATTCAGAAACGCTGTTTATGGCTGATTTGTCTGAATTTTTTATATAGCTTGCCTTATCAGTAAAAATTTCAGCAGTAAATGCGGGGTTTCCTTCTAAACCTGCCGGAGAAGTAAGTTGAGGTACTTTGTTATTATCTGTTAGATCATCGTTGGTTTCCTCTACATCACATTTACAGTTCCACTCGGTACCAGGAGAGTTTGAACTCCAAAAAGGATCGTCTTTAGCCCAAACACGGTTGTAAAAAGCGGTATGGGTCACGCGCACCTTAACGCTTCGGCTTGGGAGCCAGCGCAATCTTGGGAATAGGTGGATACTATCGGGATTGTTGAATTCAGTAAATTGTTTTGCTGTACGGCTTCGGGCAACGGCAGTATTGTACTCGGCATCGTGCCAGCGATCGAAGGTTTTTAGAGCTTCTTTGGCGTAATTGTCGCGATCGGAAAGCGGAATTTGTGGATCGTTTAAAATACTTTTCAATGCATCGGTAACGTAATGCGCCTTGTAGGCGGCAAAGCGTGAAACATTAGCGCGAAGCCTATTGCTCAATCCGTCTTCGCTATCTTCGTAATAAACACTGTCGACAGCTTTTTTTAAAGAGCTGGAGTAATGGCTGTACAAATCCTCTATTAACGGAGTGCTGCCCGCTTTTGCGGTAGCAATAACGTCCTTTGCTTTGTAGGCAAGTTTTACTTTTGCTGCAAGGTTAAAAGTAGGAATACCGTAATTTACAGCGCTGCCGCAGCAATCGCACGTTTGATTATACAGACCCGAAAAGTGTGCTATTTCTTCTTTTTCGGGTCTGACTGAAAATTTGAGGATGAGCCTCCGGAGGGTTGCTTTAGGCCGGTAATTTCGATACCGAATTTTGTTTTCACCCATTCCGGATCTACTTCCATAAAAGGCATTAGCCCAATTGTGCGGGTATAAAGATCGCCTACATCTTCTTGAGGGTCGAAACAGAATTCGAGCCCATCGGGGATCAAACCTATCTTGTACAAGCCCGGCAGAATGATTGAGTTTATATAAGCTTGCACCAGATATCTGTCGCTTTCGGCAAGTCGTTTCAGCTGCTCAATGCTTACTTTTTCTTTGCTCTCATTTCCGTTTTTGGTATCTTGGCCAATTACGGCCCCGGAAATAAGCAGTGAAATTTCGTTATTGCAAAGTCTAATTAGATTGTTGTAAACATCGCCATTGGTATCGGCGCCTTTGGCAAACTCAAAATGTTCGGTTTCGTCAATAATAAACCAGGCGGCAGCACCCATGTCGCGCATCATCATTTCGGCACGGTCGAGCATGGCAGGATCTTGTGTATTGGTTTTCATTACACGTGGCGGAATTCCGTATATTTCGCAAAGCTCGGACCAGCAACTTTGCGCAAAGCGTTTCATTAAGATGTGAGGAATAGCACTGTTTAGTAGCCCTAAATCGTCCAATTTACCAACCTCGAGGAGCCAAGAACCATATTCTTTTACGTTTCGGTAGTCAATGCCATAGGTTTCAGTTTCGTCGAGGAGTATAATCCCCTTTTCAGGAATAATATTTTGTTTAGGAATTAGTACCGGCTTCAGGGCGCCATTTTTGTCGGTTACAAATTCAATCAAAGCAGTACCGCTCAATTGCGTATCTAAAATATACCCCATCACTTCTGCAAACCAAGGCAACGATTTGAGCATAGCTGTTGTCTGCTCATCTATTTTATCGTCCTTTTTAAGCGTAAAAGAAGCTGAGGTAGTAATAATTCTACGGTTGGCAATCTGAGAGCTTAGCAGCGCGTCGAGCATGATATCCTTGTAGAGCTTGTGCAAAAGCACTCTCTTGGGCAAATCCACATTATCGGCCTGCTTTAGCGCCGTTTTCCAGGATGCGATATCCTGTCGGGTTCTACTCAAGCTTTTAGGTATTATTTTTTGATAATATCCGTCGGTTTTCTTTGGTACGGTTGGGCTTGTAGCCTGAGTCTTTAGGTTTTGTTGGTTCTTTTTCATTTCTAGAAATCATGATTAAATTTTTCTCGGCTTCCAAAGCGGAAAGCTTGCAGTGCCGTTTCTTCGTCGCCGGCCGGTAATAATGGCAAATTAGGAGCAATACTTGGTGCATTTGCATATTTGCCCACTCCCGCCACTTTTTCGAGCCAGTCGATAGCGCGGTCGTATCGTTCCTGAACGCGCTCTTGCATGATATCAACATTGGCAAGCCGACAGACGTAATACAATGCGATAGATTTGCTTAGTTCAAGAATCAATGCATTGCGTTCGGAGCCGAGAGCGGCGAAAATTGCCGCGACATCGTAGCGCGGTCGCCCATCGCGCCAGCGGGCTTGTCCGGTGGGGCTTAGGTAACTTTTCATTTCTTCCACGGCAGCATTTATAGCCATTTCGGCAATGTCGGGGCTTTCTTCCGTAATTTCGTTTAACTGGTACTCGTAGAGTACTGATTTTAGTTCAGGGCTTGTGAGGAACATAATGTGTATTATTTAGTTATGTAATAAGCGTGCAGCTCTATATCTTGAATTGTAACGCCTTTTCGAAAGCGGCGGCGTTTAACGGCTTCTTTCATCGTTTTTTTTGCGATACAGCGAGGTTTTCCGTTGATGTTAGTTACGATGTATCGCCTATTTTCGAGTTTGCTAAGCCGATTAGCTTGTTTTACTTTTTGTTCTAAACGCCATAGATGTTGTGTTTTGTACAGAAAGTAATAAACTTGTAGAAACAAGCTCGAGACAAGTTTTATAAAACGGAACAGAGGAGTGTTTTTAAGAGTCATTTAACAGGTGTTTAAGATTAATATTTTCGTGATTCTCTTATGCCTAATCTGTAAGGAGCATCGGCGCCACGTGATCGTTTACTCAGCAGCCAAACGGCACCCTCAAGGGCATCGGGAGCGTCGTCGTGCGATTTGCTTCCTTTTTCGAACATAAGAAGCTGATCGACTAAAGCCATCATTCCGGGGCTTTCTTTCTCTTTTTCATTAAGCCAAACAAGAGCGCGTTCAAAAAGAGGCGACATTGCCTCAATCCTGGCAAATTTATCCGGCTTAGATCTTTGATCGCCACGTATTGGGATTTGATGGCCGACAATATTTCCAACCGTCTTAAATTCGTCCAAGAGCAAATCCTGCATAAAATTGGCCTCCATATAGTAGAGTGTTGGTACCCGTCCGGCAATGTAATCCATAATTAGGTAGTGCCACGATACCATGGTGGTTACAGAAGTTTGATCAACAAAAGCTTTGAGAACATGAAATTCGCCGGTTGCTGTTTTACCAACCAACACAGTTGCTTTGTAGTCTGCTGTAGTTGAATTTTTGAATGAAGGGTCTGTATAGCATATCAACGATTTATAAAACTTCAAATCGAGCATTTTTCCATAAAGGATATGTTTTCGTTGAAAAACAGCTCCTTCGTTAATTGGGTTGTTCATATACTCTTTTTGAAACCGTCGTTCGCCAATAAAATCGCGCATTTTTTTGATTTCGTCTGCGCTGTAATTTTCGCTCCAACTAGGGAGTCCTTTTTTGTTGAGCGCATTTACAATGGTGTGATAAATACCGGGAAGTTCGGCAAAGCGGCTCAGCACGCTATTTTTTCCGATCCGATTACCGACCATAACGAACCGCCCGCGTCCCATGGCCATAGTCCCGGCAAGGGCAGTTAAAGCCCATTCTAGTACATCGCTTACACGGCGGGGATTGCGGATCAGTTCGTCATCGTCAATATCGTCTATTACTATATAATCAGGTCTTTTGCCACGATCTTTTAAGCCGCGTGGGCTCTGTCCGCGTCCAAGTGCTACAAACAGGCATCCATCGGAAGTGTGGAATTCGCCTTCGGTCCAGGATCCGGTTTTTACTTGGTTTCCAAAGTCTTTAATAAAAGGACCATTGTATTGCAGCTCTGCTTGCAGATCGCTCAGAAGCCTTACGGCCATATTTTCGCTCTTACTTACCAGAACCATTACCGAAAGTTTGGCGGGCGTTTGAATTTTCAACCAAAGCGGAATCAACAGACTCAGGTGTGTGCTTTTTGCATGGCCGCGCGCCCACTCAAAGAGCGCTTTTGTATGGTCATGTTTCAATAGGTAGTCTGCAGCATCCAGTTGGAACGTGCCACATTTCTTTGATGCTAAGTGAGGGAAATAGGTTTCGACGAAAAAAGCGTACTCTTTCTTGGCGCGTGCGATACGTTGTGTTTTATCTTGTTCCGCTTCCGGGAATGAAAAATCGTTTGAATTAATCCATCGGATGCGTTCAACCCATCTTATCCATAGCTCTTTATTAGTTCGAAAATTTGCCATTGGCTAAGCGATATTGGATGTAAGAGTCGTGAAAGCGAGAAACAAGCTTAATAAATTCGTCAGTTACCTGCTTATTACTGGCGCGTTCGCGTATAATATAATCCTGAAAGTCCATAAATGTATTGATATCATCATCAACCGTATTGTGGGTTTTCAGGGTTTTAAGCTGCGAGACGGCCTTAGCGAATGCGTCGGCACTAAAATGTTCTTTATTGTCGAGCATATCGGAAATCATTTTAAGCGCCTTTTGAACCAGGTCGTCGATGCTGATAGTACGGCTTGCCCGTTTGTGTTCCCAGCCGCCCGATTCTTTCCAGCTTTGAAGTGTTGGCGGCGACACTTTAATGCGATTGCATATATCGGTTTGCAACACCCCTTGCATATATAGAAGGTAGGCGTATTCATATTTTTCAGGATCGCGCGGCTGTACCTTCCCTTGTTTAGTTTGTTTGGCCATATTTAGGAATCTTTTAGACAAAAGTCATCCAAAAACTGTCAGAAAAATAATTTCTATCTAAGAGTTAGACACTTCCATCTAACACATATACAGTTATTTGTACAGTTCTATCGCGTGAAGTAAGTTTGCTTTCTAAAACAATTGCTAATGGCTGTATTTATACTTAACGACGAATCTGTGCTCACCTCACACGGCTTTCTTATACTTAATTCAGGTGGCGAATTTGATCGATTTCGCGCTAATCCGGTCATGCTTAATTCGCACGATGAGCGTGGCGTAATTGGACGCTGGCATAATTTGACAATAGAAGGGAGTACGTTACAAGCTGAAGCGGAATTTGATGCGGACGATGCGGAAGCTTTAAAAATCAGTGGAAAAGTGGAGCGAGGATTCATTAAAGGCGCTTCGATGGGACTGATCATTCTTGATGCCGAAATGCGCGAGTTGCCTGTGCTGGGTTATCAGGTAGTAATAACCAGGTGGGAGCTGTTGGAAGCTTCGCCCGTGGCAGTGCCAAGTAATAAGGGAGCGCTCAGATTGTACGCGAAAAATGGAAAGGCTTTAGCAACAAACGAAATCACGCTCTCAATAGAGAGTATTTTAAACAAAAAAAACAATATGGAAAAAATCATGCTTTCCGCCGAGGCTGCAAAAGCGCTTGGCGTATCAAAAGACCCGGAAATTACCGAGTTGAATGCCGCAATTATGGAACTCAGCGCAAGGGCTGAAAGATCCATTAAGGAAAAGGAAAAAGCCGAAAAAGAACTTTCGGATCATCGGAGCAAACAAGCTACTGATTTGGTTAACCTAGCAGTGAGCGAGGGTAAAATTACAGCCGACAAAAAAGAGGCTTATGTAAAGCTTGCCATCGCTGATTATAAGCAGGCAAAAGACATTTTAGACACTTTGCCCGGCAGCACAAGTTTCAGTTCAAAATTAGGCGGTTTTGGCAATAACAAGCAGGCCGCCGACCGCGAAGGTTGGGATTATATGAAATGGCTCAAAGAAGACCAGCCCGGACTGGCCGAAATGGCTATAAAAGATCCTGAGGGGCACGCTGCGCTCAAGGCTTCGTACAAATCTAAATATTAACAACATCAACAATTTAAATTTATGAAAAAACAATTCAATTTAGGCAATTTCATGTTCAACATGCTGATTGCTTTTGTTATGATGACGGCCTTGAATATAGCCGCCTTGCCTGCCATTGGTGCTTCAATTGCATTGGGCAGTATTAGCTCGTTTGTTAAAATGCCATCCGGTATCCTACGTGTAGGAATTTCTAAAGAAATATGGACTGATATATTGATGGAAGGCTTTTATCCTAAAGACGATTTTTTGGCTTGGAGCCGCGATATGAGTGAGTTGGTTGAATATAATACGTTAAATTTAGCGGAAGCAGGAGCCGATCCAAATCTATTAATTGACAACACCGTATATCCGATTGCTGCTGCTACCCGCTCAGACGTTCCTAAAACTATTGTATTGCGTACTCTGGATACGGAATCGACCATTATTCGGAACTTAGAAATGAAGGAAGCTGCTTATAATAAGATGGAATCGGTAGTAAGAGGACACCGCAATACTTTACGCAAAGGCGCCATACAACTGGCGGCTCATTTTTGGTCGCCTGATTCCGATGGTTTATACACACCTGTGCTGACTGCTACCGGTGAATTGGTTAATGGTCGTCGCAAATTATTGTTTGAAGATATAATTGCCTTGCAGGCTAAGTTTGACTTGATGGATATTGATGTTATGTCGCTGGCTTTGATGCTTAACCCGCTTCACAAATCAGACCTTATGGCGCAGGATATGAAGCTTTATAAGGACATTATTGCCTCCGGAAACATCTTTGGTTTGAAATACTTTACCAACTCTCAAACCCCTCGTTGGAACGCAACCACAGGCGCTAAAGTAGCTTTTCAGGCTATAGCTGCCGCAACCGACACCGTTGCTTCTATAATCTGGAGCAAAGACGAGGTAATGCGCGCCGATGGTTCTGTTGAAGTATTTGCAAAATACAGCGATCCGGATCAGAAAGGCGACGTGATTAACTTTCAAAAGCGATTTGTGGCTCTACCCTTTCGTGCTAAAGCACTGGGTGCTGTTTATAGCCCAAAAGTATAACCTAATCAATAGATGGGCCTAGGGCGAGTTCTTAAAGAGCTCGCCCTCATAGGTAAAACAATAAAAATATGCGCACACCAATCAAATACCTGATCATTCATTGCACAGCAACTGCCGCAGGGCGCGAAGTGTCCGGCAGCGATATTCGGCGCTGGCACTTATTGCCCAAACCCGAAGGAAGAGGCTGGAAGCAAGTAGGCTATACTGACCTGTTTCACCTAAACGGAGGAATAGAACGCCTGGTTGAAAACAATGAAGATGCGTATGTAGATGGTTGGGAAATAACAAATGGCGCTGCCGGAGCGAACTCATACAGCAGACATATTGTTTATGTAGGCGGATTGACAGCCGATGGCGAGAAGCCTCAGGATACCCGTACCATTGAGCAGCGTAAGGCACTCAAAAAGTACATCCTTGATTTTGTGAGAACATTTCCCGATGTGCAGTGCGCCGGGCACAATCAATTCAGCAATAAAGCATGTCCTTGTTTTGATGTACCTAAGTGGCTTAAAGAGATAGGGATTAACCAAAAGAACATAAAACGATGAGCGTTTTAGAAATTATATTGTCTATTGTAACGACCCTTCTATCCGGAGGCACCATATATACTATAGCAACCTTTCGGCAGTCTATTGCGAAAGAAAACAACAGTGTTCAGAAAAGCAATGTTGATTTAGCAACCGACGCGGTAAACAACATGTTGGTATCGGTTAATTCGCTCATGGATCAAAATGGCAAATTGGTTGATCGGCTTACGCAAAGCCACGAGGAGCTGAGTATATTACGATCGGAGAAAACGAATCTATCACTTAGAATTGATGTGCTGGAAAAAAAAGTAAGCAGGATGCAAAAAGTAAATGCAGATGTGATTTCCGCATTAAAGAATCTCAACGTGGATGAGGGTATTATTAATAAGCTAAAAAGTGAAGATAAATGAGAAAGCTTCTGTTTATTTCAATTTTGTTAATACTTGTGAGCTGCACAACGCAAAAAAGGTGCAATGCCAAGTTTCCGCCCATTCAATGGGTGCGTGACAGCTCCTCGAATTCGATTCGAGAATATGTAGAGCAAAAAGATTCTATTACTTACACCCCTGCCGACAGCTCCGTTTTGAAAGCTTTGGTAGCGTGCAACGAACAGGGGCAAGTAGTTTTGAAAGAGCTTCAGGAATATAAAACCGGACGACAGGTAGATATTCCGATCATAAACTTAAGAAATAATATATTGACGGCAAAATGCACCGTTGATTCGGTGGCTGTGTTTAATCGATTTTCAAAGCATTATAAAACCGAAGTAGAATATAGCAAGAGCGATATTGAGAAAATTGTAAGAGTAAACTATTTAACCGAATTCCAAAAATGGGAGATTAAAGGTTTTTACATTGCCTCACTGCTTTTGATTTCGATAGGGCTACTATTTATTTATAAAATAACACATTAAAAATGACAAAGAAAAGAGAAATAAAGGAGCCGAGTGCCAATTTTGGTTCAGGTGTTCCAAAATCAGCAAGCGCAATATTTGCGACGCACAATGTAGATGAGATCTACTTTACGAGCGACAATAATGCGTTCATTCAGATGCAATATGCGCAAATGCATGGCGAAACGTTACAGGACAAAGGTATTCGTACAGTTAAAAAACGGGAGGTTGAATAATGTTACCACTAGTAAAAATTGATTTTATCAACGGGGCCCTGGGCCAAGTATCAGCTTCGGCTGATGGGGTGATTGGTATTTTGGCAACCGGTGTCACGGTTTCCGGCATGTTCTCTCTCAATACACCCTACAAAATATCACAGCGAGCCGACATAACTAATTTGCTTGGGCTTACTGAGCTGAATAATCCGGGAATTTACAAACTACTTAATCAATTGTTCGATCAGAGCGGCGATGGAGTTGAAGTGTGGATAATTGGCTTTGCTGATACAGTAACCATGACTACTATGCTTACTCTGGCAACCATTGATGGAGTTCAAAAATTATTGTTGACAGCGAATGGAAAAATCAGAACATTAATCGTTCACCGTACTCCGGCATTAGCCTATGTTCCGGTTACTACAACAGGTATTGATGCAGATGTTAACTTGGCTATGTTACAAGGCCAAATAACTGCAACATGGGCCACCGACACGCTAAAAGCACCGGTATTTGTTTTGATTTCGGGGCTTTATTATCAATCCGATCCTATTCTACTTCCCGACCTAAGCCTCGCCACAAATAATCGTGTTGGAATTGTTATTGGTGATACAGTAGAGGGCAATGGATGCGCCATTGGAATAGTAGCTGGAAAATTGGCCATAGCACCGGTTCAGCGCAATATAGGCAGGGTAAAAGATGGAGCTGTTAAAGGCGTTTTTGCTGTTTATCTGGGACAGGTTTTAGCCGAGCAGTCGGACGTAGCCTCTATACACGATAAAGGATATATTACCTTTAGAACCCATACAGGACGGACGGGGTATTATTTCAATGACGATACGCTTGCAGCGCCTGTAACAGACGACTACAATCACATTTCAGCGCGACGCACCGTTGACAAGGCTTACCGAATTGCATACGACACCTTGATCAATGAACTGCTGGAAGAAGTACCTGTTACCGACGAGGGTAAAGTATCGGTTGTTTACGCGAAATCGATTGAAAACCAAGTGGAAAACGCCATTGTTAATTCAATGACTGCTAATGGAGAGTTGGGCAATGATCCGGCAAACCAGAACGATACCGGCGTGGTGTGTTTTGTTGATGTCGATCAGAACATTGTTTCTACCGGATTATTAAAAATAATTCTTCAGGTAAAACCATACGGCTATTCGCGCTATATTAATGTAGAACTTGGTTTTAAAACCGTAATTTAAAAGGAGGAAAATATGTTTGATTCGAGACAATATGAATTTGCTGATTTGATATTAGCACTAGGAGGCAAAGTAATTACAGGCTTTCGGGGCATCAAATACAGCAGCAAGCAGGAAAAGGAACTGGTGTATGGCAAAGGCAATGAGCCGCTGCATATACAGCGCGGAAACCGCAGTTATGAAGGCGAAATAACGCTTTTGCAGAGCGAGCTGGAAACATTGCGTTTGGCCGGTTCGGGGAGCGTATTAGGCCTTCGGCTCGATGCAGTAGTAACTTATGGAGGCCAGAATGTGGGCGAAGTATTGATTGTTGACAAGATACGCGGCATCGAATTTACTGAAGATGGAAAAGAACTAAAGCAAGGCGATAAATATATGGAGATAACTCTTCCGTTTATATGCCTTCGCATCGAAAATCAGAAAAAATAAACCAAACCCAAGTTCCGGCTGCCGATCTTTTTTTGGTAGCCGGAACACTTTAAAAAGAAAAACATGGAAAACCAAAACTATAAAGGCGAAGCATCGCGCGAACAAATTGAAGAATGGAAAGCTAAACACGGTAAAGTGTTTGGCATTATCGTAGATGGACATATTGCCTACCTGAAAAAACCGGATCGCAAGACCTTGTCGTATGCCACATCGGTAGCAGCGAAAGATCCGATCAAGTTTAACGAGATTATACTCAACAATTGCTGGCTGGGTGGCAGCGAGGCCATAAAAACAGAAGATGATTTGTTTTTGGGAGTATCGGGCAAACTGTCGGAACTCATTGAAGTGAAAGAGGCCGAACTGGTAAACTTATAACGGCTGCCGAGTTAAAAGAGACGGAATGGGTACGGATAATAAATGCCCAGATCAGATATTATCTGCACCTGCCCGACCCGGACAGCCTGAGCGATGAAGAGTGGGCAATGCGATATAAAGAGTTGAAATGGCTGAGAGAACAGGAGGCAAAAGGGAATAAGTGAAGAGTGAAGAGTGAAGAGTGAAGAGTGAAGAGTGAAGAGTGAAGAGTGAAGAGTGAAGAGTGAAGAGTGAAGAGTGAAGAGTGAAGAGTGAAGAGTGAAGAGTGAAGAGTGAAGAGTGAAGA